ATCTTAGTCTTAAAAAACAACAAAGGAACGGAGGACAATCGTGTCAGAAAACTTGACTACTCAATCCAAATCTCGAAACTTTTCTATGAAAGGTTTATCGAAGATAAGGAAATCACGCTTTTTTCTCCCCATAGTTGTCCTAACTTGTTTGAGAGTTTTGGGACCCCTGAGTTTGATGAGTTATATTGCCGTTACGAACTGGATGAATCAATCCCCAAGCGAACAATCGGAGCTCAAGAACTAATTATGAATCTCCTTAAGGAGAGGGCAGAGACAGGTCGTATCTATATCATGAATATTGACCACTGTAATGAACACTCCTCCTTCAAGGACAAGGTGAGTATGTCTAACCTATGTCAGGAGATCACTCTACCTACAGAACCTATTCAACATATTGATTCTATAGATGGTGAGATTGCACTCTGTATTCTATCGGCTATCAATGTAGGTAAGATTGGTAGATTGGAGGAGTTAGAAGACCTTTGTGACCTCTCTGTGAGGTCTCTAGAGGAGTTGATTGACTATCAAGATTATCCTGTGAGAGCAGCAGAGATCGCCACATTGGGTCGTAGATCGCTTGGAGTGGGGTTCATTGGTCTCGCACATTATCTTGCTAAGAATGGACACAAATACGACTCACAAGGCGCCTGGGATGCAGTACATAGACTTACTGAAAGTTTCCAGTATCATCTATTGAAAGCATCTAATCAAATTGCAAAAGAAAAAGGTCCTTGTGCTGATTTCACATCCACAAAATACTCTGATGGAATTCTTCCTATTGATACATATAAGAACGACGTAGATGAAATCACACAGGTAGAATTAAAACATGATTGGGAATCTCTTAGAGCATCTATCTTGGAATTCGGACTTAGACACAGCACATTGTCCGCACAGATGCCATCGGAGAGCAGTTCCGTTGTGTCTAATGCAACAAACGGAATCGAACCGCCAAGAGATTATCTGTCCATTAAGAAGTCAAAGAAAGGGCCTCTTAAACAAGTGGTTCCGTCTTATGGACATCTAAAGAATAATTATACCCTCCTCTGGGAAATGCAGGGTAATGATGGATATATCAAAGTAGTTGCAGTGATGCAGAAGTTCTTTGATCAAGCCATCAGTGGTAACTGGAGTTACAATCCCACACAGTATCCTGATAACGAAGTGCCTATATCAGTGATGGCACAGGACTTTTTAGCCACATACAAGTATGGTTGGAAGACCTCCTATTATCAGAATACTTACGATATGAAATCTGATGACGTTGATGATGTAGAAGAAGTGAAACCACAACTAGAAAAACTATTCACCGAACTATCAGAGGAGCAAGAGTGTGACAGTTGCACCATCTAAACCTGACGGCATGACCGTCTTTAATTCAGAAGAAGTCGATACTAAGAAACAACCAATGTTTTTTGGTAAACCTTTGGGTGTACAGAGGTATGACTCTTTTAAATACCCTGTGTTTGACAGACTTACTACTCAAATGCTAGGGTATTTCTGGAGACCAGAAGAGGTTTCCTTGCAGAAGGATAGAGCAGACTATCAATCTCTACGTCCAGAACAGAAACACATCTTTACATCTAATCTAAAATACCAAATTCTTTTAGATTCTGTACAAGGTCGTGGGCCTGGAATGGCTTTCTCACCTTATTGTGCCTTACCAGAGTTGGAAGGTGCTATGAATGTGTGGCAATTTATGGAGATGATACACTCCAAATCCTATACATATATTATCAAGAATGTGTATCCCGAACCATCCGAAGTATTTGATACCATTCTCAATGATGAAAGAATTTTAGACCGAGCAAAATCAGTAACTCGGGCATACGATGAATTTATAAATGAAGCCCATCAATGGGATCAAAGTAATCTATGGAAAGACGGATGGGAAAACTCTCAAGCAAAGGATTTCGCACTAAATGAACTCAAAAGAAAGCTCTATAGAGCGGTTGCAAATGTTAACATACTTGAAGGAATTAGGTTCTATGTCTCCTTCGCATGTTCGTTTGCATTTGGAGAACTTAAACTTATGGAAGGATCAGCAAAAATTATATCCCTCATCAGTAGGGATGAAAACCAGCATCTAGTTCTCACTCAAAACATAATGAAGAACTGGATGAATGGTGATGATCCAGAGATGCAACAGATCGCAGAGGAAGAAAGAAATAATGTAATTAGTATGTTTAAAAATGCAGTTGAAGAGGAGAAGGATTGGGCTGAATACCTATTCAGTGGCGGTTCTATGATTGGTTTGAATGACAAATTGTTAAATCAATACGTTGAGTGGATTGCTAACAAGAGAATGAAAGCTCTTGGTATTGATCCCATCTATGATCAACCATTAAGAAACAATCCGTTGCCTTGGACACAACACTGGATCTCATCTAAGGGATTACAAGTTGCACCACAGGAAACAGAGGTAGAATCATATGTGGTTGGTGGTATAAAACAAGATATGAAGAAGAATTCATTCAGCGGATTCAAACTCTAATATATAATAGTACCTACAAAGTGTTTTATGCCTGATACAAAAGACAAAAAGACACCAGAAGTTGAAAAGAAGCCTGGATTCTTAGCTAAGTTGAAAGACGCAGCTGAAGATAAAGAAGAGCAGATGATGATCCTGAGTACATTTGTACGGCTAGGTATCTTAGTCTGGAGTGGTGCGATCTTGACGCTTGCATACGTTGAGTTACCACCAGCACTCAAAATTCCTAAACAGGATCTAGACCCTACCTTTATAGCATCGGTCTTTACAGGCGTGCTAGCTACTTTTGGCGTACAAACATCCAAGAAGGGTGGATCAAGTGGTGGAGGCGGTGGAGGAATTTCCAAAAAAGATATGGAAGTTCTAATTGAAAAGGCAGCTAATACTGCACCCGCTCAAACAATAAGAATAGAGCAAGCACCTATGGTGATTGCACCTAATAATGATAAAAAAGGTTAAAAATTATGTTACAGAAAATCGTAAATGGAATCGCTATTGCTAGTGGTGTTGTATCTATCGCCGTCGTGGGTACTGTTGGTTATGTATATGTACGGAAGGATGCAATCATCGAAAATGTTAAAGGCAAGATAATGGAATCTGTCTTACCATCTATCGGTGGTGGAGCTCTTAGTGGAGTTGCTGGTAAGGTTGCTTTACCATCACCATCTAACCCTATTGCAGCACCAGATGCCCCAACAGAACCAGTACTACCACTAGGTTTCTAATGCTCAGGGTATGTAATGAGTGCGGTGCTACTTGGATTAATGGTCAATTATATTGGCGTGAATCTGGAAAAGAAGCCTGTCCTCATGACTTGGCAGGGTTGGTGTGTAACGTGATAGAAGATCCCGATTGCATCAACCCATGTTTGGGTTCTACCAGTGGTGTGACATGGCAACATTATCAGAATGAACTTGAAAGATACAAGGATGATGAATGATGGACTTACAAAAAATTGCGACCTACGGAAGTGCAGCAGCAGTTGTTGGAACTGGTGCGATAGTAGGGGGTGGAGCTGTTGTTGATAATCTCACAGATGGCCCTGCAAAAAGACAAGAAGTACAACTAGAACAAATAAGAACAGTAGTTAGAGAAGAGGTACGTTCCGCTTTGGAAGAAGCATGGCCAAAAACTTCTGGCCCTGTCAAAGGTTTGAGGTTGATAGTTCCAAATGCCGACAAATAATATCCCAAACATCTATACTATTAATGGCGGATTGCAATATATCCATCCCCTTAATATTAGAGATGTTAATATTGTAACTGTAAACAGGCCTTGGATGAGAACTCCTCCAGAGGCAGTTCCTTGGACTCCTCCTGTCACTGTGAATATAGGAGTTCCTATTGTAAACATGCCAGGATGTGTTAAGACACATAAGGAGAACGCATCTAATCCAAGTAATAAGAGTAGTAGTCTAGTAAATGATGACCCTAATCAGAATGTTGTTTTATGTGATGGTGGTATGCCATATTACGAACCACCCGATTATCGTGCTGACGAGCTTACTTGGCAGACTGTTTATGGGGAACCAGAAGAACAAGTTAGTGGTGTAGATACAGGTGAACCACTAGCACCACCTGATGCAGATACAACACCACCCGAAACACCAAAAGAAGATAAGGAAGTTCTTTGCCCAGGCCCTGCAAACCTAAGAGTTGGTGACATAACTCAGGCTGGTGACGAGAGAGTGATTGGCCACCAGTTGATACCTGATCCCAACAACCCTAAAGTAAATATTTGTGAGACATTATATGAACCTACTACAGCCGTAGAAAAATATCTGCCCTCTGTGAATCAGACCACCACTACAGTTGCAATCGCAGTTGTGGCTACCGCTGGTGCTGCTGCAACACCATTATTACTACGAGTTTTTAAACCTATAATTACAAAATTATGGAAGACATTGCAGAAAAAACTCGGCAAAAAAGAGGTAAAACTTACTCGCAACGATATCATAACAAACAAATATCGTGAGAAGAAAGGTCTACCTCCTATCAATAAAAAGTAAAGTTTATATTACCAGAAACAATTAGTCTACGTTCATCAGTTGGTATGGTTTCGTGCCATAACCATGAAGGAAAACAAATTATATCACCATTTTCTTGTTCATCAGGAACTAAAGTATTTCCTACAGTATCAGTAAAACGAAAGCATTTTTTCTTAGGCACATCTAGGAAGTGAACCCAAGATATATCTGAGGGAACATGATTATGTTCTTTGATGCAATTACCTTTGTCATATAATTGTGACCAGAAAGTATATGTGTATGTTGACTTATGAAATAATCCTACGCTCCTTACAATCTCCTCTGCCACAGTGCCGTAACAGACGTTTAAAAATTCATCTTGATTTTCCGAATGGAAAGATGTCTTATGGTTATCAATCAATTCAATTTCTGATAAACTAGATCTTAACCTGTCTATGGATTTCTCAGAAAATTTTATGTTACCATGAGACCAGTAAGGTGGTCTATACATTAAGGTATTGATATTTCTTTTAGAACACTAGCATCTGTGCTAACTTTTGTTTTTGGTTTATCCCACTCAGGTTGTGGTATTACATGTTCGTGCGGCAATAATTGTCCGCCTGGGTTTGTAACCACTACGTCAGCACATACAGAATAGTATGGTGATTTGGGGTGAAACATAATGCCAGTCTTGATTAATTCGCCACAGTTCTTTAGTCTCGCTAGTTCAAAGTCTAATCTCTTGTTAGCAATGAGTTGACCCTGCATATCATTCTGTAGTTGTGCTGCTTCCATACACTGTTTCTGCAACTTCTTATTCATAGGAATAGAAAGTGTAGCAGATAAACCAATATTCAATGATTGGTTTGCATGATAGTCAGTACGAACAGGTTTCTCCCATATAACAACGCCAGGATTATCTGGTCTGCCATCAGGCCCATCTACATCTACCGTAATATCCATATCTTCACCGTCTGGGAACCATCTAGTTCCATCTGCCTTAGTCCTTGTGTCATACCATGACTCCCAAGGATAGTTCTTTACTGTAATAGTTTGCTGTGTTGTACGACCAGTGAAGTCAGTCATGTCGTACTGAGGTTCCAAATAACTATCTATCCAAGGATCTTTTCTAGAATCTGCAAATTGAATGTAGGGTGTAAAGTTCAATGTAGATCCTTGACATTGCACGCCACCACCGTAAGTATTGGTTATATATGGGCCTTGTAGCACCTGTATAGCTTGATTCGTAACCGAGCCAGAACTATTTGCTATTGGATTGGCTGTCGCACTCACACCCCCTACATTCTCCGCCAGTGTGGCAGGGGCAAGTACAATCTGTATTAGACATAAAGCTACTGGGTAAAGGTTGAAGTTGTGTCGGTGACGCTTTGGATAGTAGTGACCCTCTGTATTATGGTCTGGTTGGTCATGCCTGGCCCTTGATAGCTCTGAGTGAATTGGAACGCTTGGCCTGGATTTGTTATCGTGAAGTTCGTTGGGCTTGAAAAGTCTAAGGAATCGAACGAACTTGTTACCGTTCCTGTTACGACGTTTCCTCCCGCTGCTCCACTTGAACTGCTTGGTGTCACGTTTACTGTTGATTTGTTCACTGGTGGGTTCAAAGCCTCTCCATTGTTGGAAACGTTTGTGCCCGTCACTGAGTATTCCCATC